CTAACGAGAAAGATAAGAGGGAAACAAAGAAAAAGCCTGGTTTTAGACCTTTAAAGGAGCTGAAAGATGTCGAAGAAGCTGAAGCATCAGGAACTAATTGATCGTTTCTCTGAGGCAGTTGCCTCCGAGGAGCAGGAAAATGCCGAGCCTATTTCATGGTCTCCATCTTTGAGTCCTACTCAGCAGAAGATTTTTGATGATCCTTCCAATTATATATTAGCTTATGGTGAGCGTGGATCGGGAAAAACCTTTTCACTGGGAGGTCATAAATTGGTTCGCCATTGTTATGAAAACTTCAATGCCTTAGCTTTAATTATAGTTGGAGTTAGATCGCAAGCTACTCTTGGTGGTGTATGGCATAAGCTACAAGTAGAAATATTACCTGAATGGAAAGATGGTATTGGGTTGACTCATACGGATGAGCGTCAAGATACGCAAAAGAATTTATATATAGATATAGAAAATAGATTTGGTGGTCACTCTAGGGTAGTTCTTATATCTATTCCGTATGGAGCATTTATTAAAGATCGGATAAAAGGTTTTGAGCCTAGTCTTGTTTTTGTAGATGAGCTTACCAATTTAGATACTGCTGACTATTTTAATGCTGTAGTTCAGCAATTGGGTAGACGACAAGGCATACATGGCCCACAGCAATATTTGGCGGCTTGCAATCCTGATGGACCGAGTCATTGGGTTTATAAAAGATTTTTCGAAGAACCTTATGATGCTGATGGTAATTGGAATGATGACTACTCTACATATCATGTTCCGATAAAAGAAAACGAGAAAAACCTACCATTGGGATACTACCAGAGAATACTTGAAGCTGTAAAAAATGATCCCGTAGAAGAAGCTAGGATGGTTCGTGGCGAATGGATAGACCGCCCAGCAGGTGATGCAATATTCGGTCCTTACTTTAGTAAGCAGTTGCATGAGTTGGGGGACTCCAAAACAGGCATACTTCCAAATGTAGATTACCCAATAATCTGCGGATGGGATCCTGGCTCAGTTAATAATGCTACAATCTTCATGCAGTTGATACATGGATCTGATAAGAGTATGTGGGTAATATTTGATGAGCTTGTAGTCATTAATAGAAAACTTCCCTACACATCATTAATTCCAATGGTAATGAGAAAAATGTCTTACTGGAATCGTAAGATGGATCATAATTTTAGATTTATTCATATATCTGATAATTCTGCATTTAATCAATTTAGGGCAAAAACGGGCTCGTACGATGTGAAAGACATAGAAGAAATATCCAGGTCTAAAGCAGAAACATTTAAATTAGAGCCTATTAAGATGAAAGCTGCTCCTAAGTTTAGTGGATCAGTCGAAGCTAGGGTAAGGTTAACTATATCAAAGTTGCAAAATGAAGAAATATTAATGTCAACTCAGTGCATTAATATATCCAAGATGTTTAGGAATTTAGTATCTGAAAAGCCGGGCAAGCACTATGATCCTAATATAGCATTTAAACCTAAAAGAAGTGTCTATGTGCATGCGTTTGATGCAATGAGTTACCCAATCATATTTTTTCAAAACAACACATTTACGCAAACAGGGTCGGTTACATCTGAGATAATCTCTCTTGGTGCTTGATTTTAGTTACAATAAATCCTAAGTTACAATTATGGAAAGCATATTATCAATAGACGCAAAAAATAATCCTGAGATTTTAGAAGACTTTGAAGGCATGGAACCAGGTAATAAAGTTAAAATTGTTCTTGAGGGATCAATTAGCGAATTGTCGGAAAACCGCATTTCAATTCCACTTGATGCAATACAGTCTGTTACTTCATTGGAGTCAGAAGACGAAGAGGGCGAAGAGGACGAAGATGCCGAAGAAGAAGCCGAGGGAGAAATATCCTAAAACATCAGCTTCAGTCGTCATTGATTGTCACTACTCCAAGCTAAGAGTACAAAAAATATGGAACAAGCAGCGAACTGAAAGACTATGTTCTTTTTTAAGAATGACATATTCAGAACTTGGTGCGCTCGTGGGCTATCCAAGATTGGGGGAGAAATGTATAGGCGCTAAATTACCTTTATCTGTATGCCTTTTGCTTACTTTGGTTGAGAATCAATACATGCAAGATTGGTCATCAGATACGATACCAAATTTATTTAACTTCACAGAATAATGGTCAGCTTAGATTTACTAGAAAGATTCGGATGCACACAAGCAAGACTCCGAGAAATATTCACCGCAACTAAGGGTAAAGACCTTGAAACAAGAGAAAAGTTTCAGGATCTTATACAGTCGAGAATATTAGAGGGTATTCGTTTTTCAGCAAAACATGCAAAGTTGTACATGTCAGTTGATATTGCATGGGATTCAAATCCATTAAATAAAGCGACTATTCCATTGTTACAATACGCACAAGGTAAGGTTTCAATTGAGCAATGCCACGAGTCTTTAGAGAAAATTGGATCAGCTGATGACTTTTGCGAATATGATGATGAAGGTGAGTTAAAAAAGATTAATACCCTAAGACTATATGAAGTTAGCGTTAATCTAATCAGGTCTTATGTAACTAGAAGAGTTGCTGCACAAGTGCATCGTTTTAGTAATCTGTACCCATATTTTAAGTATGAGCCGAGAAGCACATCCTTAACAGACAAGGTAAGAGCAGATGTTTTATCTCAAAGAGTTGAGATGATGACAGATCAGTTTGGATATCGTCATTTATGGGAGCAAGTTATAAGGCAAATGTTTATGTACGGGCAAAGTATTGCTTTTCCTGAAACAAGCTGGACTGAAGAAATTCAATGGAGAGAGGAAGAAGATGAGATTTCTGGAGAAAAAACTATTTCCTCTTATGCTGAAAAAGCTGGAGTGAAACTAAAAACTCCACATCCAACAAGAGTTATATGGGATCAATCAAAACCTCTGCATGATTTAAATATTAACCAAGGTCCTGAATGGATCGGATATTGGGATATAATCAGATATTCGGATTTAAAACAAAACTCAGGTACATGGAACTCTGATGAGATTAGTTACACTAATTCAATTAATCATATGTATAGTGCCTACTCTGAGTTCTTTAATTTCTACTTTGGGGATAGTTTAACATTCCCAAAAATAGACGACCATTTTGCATATCAAAACGACAGAACGGCAAACATTGGTGTTTACTCATCTGAAGATGAAGATAAAGGAGTTTTTATCACGCAAATGTACATGAAAGTGAACCCAAAGCGTGACGGGCTTGGCGATTACCCTCATGAGGTTTGGTTGAAGTTAACTGTAGCTAGTGATGAGACAATTTTGCATGCTGAGTATTTGCCATCACTTCCGGCAATATATGGTGGTATTAATCAGAATGATGATCGTGTAGCTAACATATCTGTAGCTCACGAAATAATGCCATTCCAGGATCAGCTTTCGAATATTATGACAAAAATGCTTCATGATATGAAAGTTAGCATGATGAAGATATTTTGCATAGACCAAGATGCTCTTGATGATGATGTGAAAGAATATATCAAAGACGCATTATCTGAAGATACATTTTACGCTAAGCCTAAAGCGTTGTTTTACTCAGGTCAAAAAGCAGCTGATTTGGGTATAAATAACCAGGACTTCATTAAGGTAGTTGATGCACAGAAAGAACTTTCCGCAGGGATAAACCAGTCTATCCAAGCGATCCTCCAACTATTAAATCTCGTGGAGCGGATGCTTATATTGTCACCGCAAGAATTAGGTCAAGCCGCTCCACGAGAGATTAGTGCAACCGAGGTAGCCGAAATAGCAAACACAACAAATAGTATATATTCGTTCATCTCCGAGGGGATAGATGATATGCGATCCGCGGCAAAAAAACTTTTCTATGAGCATTTAGTAAGTTGCTCATCAGATAAATTTGTAGTTCCCATAAAACAAAGGTATACAGAAAAAATAATTCGCGATGCTGGTTTTGAGCCTGAAACCGAAGGTGAAGAAGGTGCAAGTCAGAAAAATGTAATCGGGAAACCAGATCAGTTAATCCACGAGTACCTATTTAGCAGTAGAGATGGTGCTGAAAGATCAAGAGATACGCAATCAGCACAAGTTTTGGGACAGATGATTCAAGGTGTAATCCAAGTAGAAGGAATGGCACAAGCATTAGGCAAGGAAAGATTATTTAATTTGTTTAATGAAGTTTTCAGAATGAGTGGGGCTCACGACTTAAAACTAGAAATAGATGAGGCAGATGAAGCTGAAGGTCTTGACTCCATAGAAAATGAAAAATTTGTAGGTCAATTAAAAGAGCAATGGCCGCAAGTGGTTAAAGCAGTACAGCAACTTATGCAGTTAGCTCAAGTCGCACAGCAAAAAGCACAAGCACCACAGCAACCTACACCAATGCAACCAGAACAAAAAACACAGGATGTACCTAATCAACAAGTCCAACTATGAGCGAAGAAGAAAATAAAGTAGAAACAGAACCAACAGAAACACAAGCCGAGCCTCAACCTAGTGAGGTGGAGCAAGCTCCCCAAGATCAACCATTATTTAAAGCCTTATTTGAGGCATCTGAGGCAGAAGCTAAACCTGAAGAAACTCCTGAAGTGGAAGAACAGGAGATGGTCACTAATACTTTATCGGAAGCTGTGGATAGTTTATCCGAAGAGCCAGAGGAAGTAGTCGAAGAAACCGAAGAGGTTCAAGAGGAGGAGAAAGAGGAGGCTAAGAAAGAAGGTGAAGTTGCAAAAAAAGCCACACCTAAAAAGAAGAAAATTAAAAAAGTCGTTGATCCCGACATTGAAATTCCATCAACGCCCCAATATTTTCCCGAGGAAGACCCTGATAAGGAGTTTGTTGATGGATTATTGCCGGAAGAAAAAGAAGTGTACGAGCTAGCAAAATTTGCATCTGAAAATCAAGGCAAGCAGGGCATAGATAGAGAATTTAAAGATTATTTTACCAAAACAAAGTCATATGTGGATAAAAGATTACAAGATGATCCAAATGTAGATCTATCTAACGACGAAGACTATCGTTCTTTTATACAGAAAAATAGACCAAACTTTTCTCAGGCAGACATGAAATCTGCTGAGAGAGAACTTGTTTTGCAAAAAGCTGAAAAGCGGGCTATGGCAAAACTTGCTCCTGAAATAGAGAGAGTCAGGAGAGAACAGGAGAGAGCCCAAAAAGCTCCCGTAATCCAGCAAGCTAAGACAAACTTTAGAAGACTATCCACAAAGGCGATACCTAAAGAATTTCATGAAACCTTAAATGCAGAGGGTGGTGTAGAAAAACTTCAAAAAGAAAACCCGCTTGAGTATCAAATACTAGACAACATAACTAGAGAGTTACATGATGTTGGAGATTTGTTAGTTGATATAACCCAAGGCAATGTTGACTATGACGAACACAATCAAGTTCATGTAAAATTGTTAAAATGGGTAAATGATGAGCAAGAAAATTTT